GAAATTAGAGATGAGCAAGACAGACAAATATTACCGCCAGATTTAATTGTTGATGTTGATTTCAAAATTGATGGTACTGCTCATAAATTTCCATCTACCACAAGATATACAATCAGAACAGATGCAGGATATAAACAATTAGATGATAAAGATGAATTCACAGTTGCAACAGATAATATTGCTCGTGCTGTAACCAATTTAGAGTATGAATACTCTGAAAATGAAAAGAAAAGAGAAATTGATATTTTAAATTCTGGATATTTACAAACTTTCTTAAACGACTTAAGAGATATAGTAAGATATGATTTAAGTTCAAGTTATATTAGTCCTAACTTAGCAGCAACAGAAAATACTGAAGTAATTAATCCATAAAAAAAAGAGGTCAAAAGACCTCTTTGAGTATTGGCTACTGAATACTAACAAGAGTATTTGCCTTTGAATACTAACTGAGTATTAGGTTTTGAATACTAATAAAAGTATTACCTTATGAATACTGACTACGTTACTATTCTTCAGCAAGTTTGGCGAAGTATGATAGTGCGTCATCCTCTTCTTCTGCTACAGCAGGAGTTGGTTTTGATACAGCAGCAGTTACTAACTCTTCTGCCTCTCCACGATCAATATCTTCTTCTTCAAACTGTGGTGCAGCGGACTTCTTGTTTCCAAGCACATAATCTAGACGAGTCTTTAACTCATCATAGGTTTTGAACTGGTCTGGTGCAACAATCTCAGCAAGTGAGAACTGTTTTTTCCAGAGTGCTTCCATTGCATCGTCATCATCAAGTAAAGGACTTGGTGATGCAAATTCAGAACTGTCATAGTTTCTGTATCCTGCAACATTCTTTGCTTTTAACTTGAAGTTAGCACCTTGCCAGAAATCAAATGGATCAATTGCTTCCTCATCTTCAAACTCTGGTTGCATTGCTGCAGTAAGTTTATCAAAGATTTTCTTCCCATATTTGTATAGGAATACTTTACCTTCGTTCTCAGGATTTGCAGGATCTTTTACAACATAGATGTTAGAGACATAAGTTAACTTACGCTTCTGTTTTCTTGCTGTTTCTTTTCCAGCGTCAGTTCCATTGTTCCAGAGTAATGAGTTATACTCAGAAACTGGGTCTTTCTGTCCAAGAGTAGTGAGTGAGTTCTCAATGAACCATCCACCAGGACCTTGGAATGCGTGTGAATATAGTTTTACAAATGGTAAATCTTCACCTTCGGGTGCAGGTAGGAATCTGATAACAGCATAACCGTTACCTCCTTTGTCTACATCTAACTTCCAGATACGGTCATCAGCGTTACCGCCCGTGTTGTTCATCTTCTCGACTTCTTTTACTAACTTTGCAGTAAGTGAGCCAAGTTTAGACTGTTTTTTTAGGTCTTTAAAAGACATTTGGATACCTCGGATAAATTGGATATTTTGGATATTTGGATTATAACAGATTAATAATCAATTGTCAATAGAGTTCTTAAGGTTCTCAATAGTATTTGACATACCAGAGAATAATAACAACATATCAGTTCCCTCTGGGAATCCCATAAGTTCAACTGATTTTTGCAAATGATTCTTAAGGTCTATTGCTTCTTTATCATCAGAGAGACTAATGCGAGTGTACATTACTTTTTGTCTCTCTAATAATTCAGTAAGTTTTTCAATGTGTTCAACTTTGTCATCACGACTAAAAGTTCCAAACTTCATTGCATTCTTGTAAATAGACAATTGCAATTCGTTTATCTCTTGTAGTTCTTCACGAACTATATCGGAATCAAAAAAATCACTCATTTACGATTTCCCGTAGTATTTTTTTAAAGTTGAATACATTAATATTTAGGAAAGGTTTATATTTCCTTATTTTCAAACTTACGGTTTCCCATACGGGATCAAGCAGTTTTTCGTCAAATTTCTCTGAGAATAAGAATATTATATCATAGATTACAAGAGTTTCAAGTGAGATATCCCCACCTAAAAATCTCTTTAATATAATCGGATGTCCTTTTACACACTCAAATAATTGTTCTAAATTATTTTCTTCTAATAACTTTTCTGATTCCTCTTTGAATAAGTAAGATATGCTCTGTTTTCTTCTCATCCAATCTGCATAAGTTCTTTCACCAGAATTTATAATCTCACCTATCCATAGATTTTTTGGATTATCTGTAGTCACAAAGTTTGCAAGTAAAAAGTCAACTATTTCACCGTCAGAATATTTTCTAGATGTTTTCTCGAACCAATACTTATCTTTTCTTTTATTAAAAGAAGCCATTGTTGCACGAGATTTACCACCATATCTAAAAAAGTCATACTTACGATTTGTAAAATGACTTTTCATTGATAGATATGACTGGTAGGTTTCAAATGGAGTCACTTTCATCATCTTCCTCTTCACTATCTAATTCTGTAATTGAGTCAACAGGTACTTCTGCTTCTCCGATGCGATACCAGTGTTGGTCAACACCAATACTATCAGGTCTGACACCCAAGTACTGCAAGTCACGAAAAGTATGCTCACGAAGCATCGCTTGCAATCTCCAATGGATTAATTCTGATTTTTTCATTATAAAGGCAGTTTTGCTCTTGATGTAGGTTTCATAAAATTAAGACGGGTTGCATCCCATTTTAATCTTTCTTTTAAAGGTTTGGATATTAACTTCGATACTGATTCTACCTCAATATTGTTAGTTTCGCAATAGTAACAGATTGCGTCAATGTAATTGAAGTCTTCTTCTGCTGCAACAATCTTTTCGATTTCGATTGCAAATTTAGATGGAGTCAAGAATTTATTCTCGATTGCCTGTTCTAGTTCTTTATTCGGTTCCATAGATTTCCAGTTTATCTTGAACAAATTTGTTAATGTATTCTCCGAGGAGTTTGATGTACTTTGCTTTGTTGTATTCTTCATAGACGATGCATTCTCCATTTTCACAGGACATAATAATTACTAATTTTTTAACAGATATACCCGTTAATTCATATAACATACAACCGTATGCCATACACTGGACAAAGTAATGTTCTATCCAGTCTCTTGGTTTTGGTTTTTTAGAAGTCTTAAAATCTATTATCGCTAACTCGTCCTCGTATTCTGCAATACAATCGACTGTTCCAGCAATTCCTAGTTGCTTACTGTAGAGAGCACCCTCTAAAGCGTAAATATTATTTATATTAGCAATTTTTTGTTTTGCTACATTAAACAAAAAATTAGAAATCGGAGGAACTTTTGGAAGTTTCTCATCATTTAATAAATGATGTTCAGTTAGAGTGTGAAAATCAGTACCACGGGTGGTAGCTGCTTTAGTAATACGATTTGCTTCTTCATCTCCTACTTTCTTTCGCCATTTAACAAAAATTTCTTTATTAAAATGACTCGTAACTGATGTAATTGAAACTAATTTAATTAATTCATCTTCATCAGGTACAGAATAATAACGAACTCCATCTATGGTCTCCCGTTTTATAGGAGGTAGATTCAAATCAACATGTTCAAACATTACATACCCATTTCTAGTTTTGCAATCAGATACTCTTTAACTATTCCAGAACGAACAATATCATCAATACCAAATTCAATTACATCAAATGATGGCATAGAACGAATTATTTTCATAAAGTCAACAATACCGTTTTTTTCGTTAGTCTTCTGTAAATCTGTCTGAGATGCGTCACCACAGAAAAAGATTTTACTATCTTCACCAACTCTTGTCATTATACTATCTAATTCATGAAAATTCAAGTTTTGAAATTCATCAACGATAATAATTGAACGATCAAGTGTTGTTCCTCTTAAAAATGAGGTGCTCCAAAACTTAATTGTGTCCTGTGCTTTCAGATTACCATAAAGCATTTCAAAGTCTGCATCAGATGACATCTGAAACATATATTTTACCATATGTTTGTAAGGAACCTGATATATGTCAGACTTATCTTCATGATCGCCTGGTAAGAAACCAATCTCACGAGTTGCGACTAATGAACGAACAATATAGATTTTCTCATAAGGTGTATTTTCATCTAATACATCTTTCAAAGCATTATACAGAGTAACAAAAGTTTTACCTGTTCCTGCAGCACCATAAGCAATAATATTCTTACTTTCATTGTAAGAATTAAATAAGATTTTTTGATTTTCTGTGATTGGTTCAATATTAACCAAATATTCAGAATTTACTGGTTTTTTTCTACGCATTTGCTTTGCTGTCAACCCAACTCCAATGGGTTGATCTCCATTTCTTTTTCTTCCCATTAATCAATCTTTTGCTTTTGAGCACCAGGATATTTTTGAACTCTCTCTAATACTTCATTCCAACCTGGTTTTCTTCTTATCAGTTTATTTTTCCACTCTCCAACTTCTCCGACACCTGGCATTGTAGATGGATCTGAGTAATCTCTTGACCAATCAGGATTGTCCTCTGTCCATTGATCCCAATCATTCACACTCATTACCACTTCTTTTTGTTCACCAGTTTTTGTATTAACTACAGGATATGTTGCCATAATAATTGATTAATGTATAGTTATTTAGACCCATTCAAGGGCTTCTGACACTGTAGGGAATTGTTCGGTAAAAACTTTACGACACTTCTCTGCAATATCCATGTGTTCTTTCTGTGTTCCATGTGCTGACCTTAAATCAATATAATGAATCCAAGAACGACAAGAACCTGTCATGTATATTCTTGTAGGAGTGCATAATGGTAGAACCATTCTAGCACATTCTTTTGCAACTCCTTCTTCAATCATCTGATTATATAATGCTTGTGCAGAACTGAATAGAGTAATCATCTGTGCTTCTAACTTCTGTCTGACAAAAGGATCAAGATCATCTGTTGAGTTCTGACGATTCTTTAAATCCTGTTTTCTCAAATCTGGTAACTCAATTTGTCCAAGTTCATTACTTTGTGCATATCTTTGAGAAAACTCTTGAAATGTAAAAGAACGGTGTCTCAATATCTGTGCTGCGATTGCACGAGTCGTTTCTATTTCAAGTGTCATTGATGATTGCTCAAAGACAGACCAATGATTATGCTTAATACAATATCTTAGTAATCCTGCATAGTTAGGATTATCTTGATTATTTGGATTAGATACTCTGGCAATGTGAGCCATAGTTTTTTCAGCATCAGGTGTGATACTTATAAGTTCTACGTTCATTTAAATCCTTTTGACTCTTTTGCTTCAATCTCTGCCATTTCTTCTTCTGCAAGTCGAAGAGTTTGTTTCATCTCTCTTAATTTTTCATCTGTATATAGATAATCTTGTTTGATTAATCTTTTCAACATTTTAATTAAATTTTTTTGTCTACTCATTAATCTGAACCATCATCATATAATTCATCATAGTCAAGTGGTCTAGAAGAATATTCTTCTTCACTTTTATATGAATCCACATCAGAATACACCTCTGCCTTTAGTGTGTCAAGTGTAATTTCAAGAGTACGGATAATGTCTT